TCTCGTAATCATTGTTTTTAAGTCTTGTTTCTATTACATAACGACTATAGCCTGTTATCTCCATAATCTTCTTCATGTCCCCATACTTAAATAGGCTCTTGTAATCTGTAATCTCTAGCATTTATTTGTGTTTTTAAAGTGATTAATATGCCTGTCTATTCCTTGAACTGCTGCATCTAATGAAGCGTAATAACTACTTCTCCAGTAATACCATTTGCCATGTAGGATTTGATTATCCCATGTTATATACATCCCCTTGTAGGTGTATTGTTTCGACATTCGTCCGTTACTGTTTACATAGGTAAACTCTTCTTTGATACCTTTTTTCTTTTGGTCGAGGGTTAGTTTCAGCATTGTGTTGGTTTATTCCTCCTGAGAGGGTTTTTGATAGGTTTTTGTTTCTAATACTTCTGTTATTCTTAATGGGATGCCTTGACTAAGCTTCATAAATATCTCATAAGCTTCATCCTTATCCTTATTAAATGATCCACTAATAATAATACCTTCTTGTTTTGTGTAGTACATTGTACTACCTAAAATTAAGTCTGTGTCTTGTACAAATTCGAATTTCATGTGTTGTTTGTTTTATTGTTTAATTATTGGTTTCTTCTTCTTCATCTTCCCAGTCGCAATGTTCTAAGCATTCAGGACATATATCTATTTCAGGAAAGTTGGTATGTGCTCCACAGCAGGTTGAGAATGGCATTACTTATTAAGTTTTTGGAGTCTAGTAAAGTAGGTTTTTGGATCGCCAATCTTAGCCTGTTGCATATTCCTCTCATATTCCAAAGGATGTATGCAGTTTTTTGTCTGATGATTGTAATACGCTTGTTCGCCTTTGTCGATAATTGTGCCAGTAATAGCACACTTCATCCGATTAGATAGTGTAATTAGTTGGTGCATGGGTTTAGTTTAATTTGGTATATTTTCTAATGATAGATAAATGCTTTTCAGTAGATTCAGCTAAATCAAGACCATGTTTTAAGAACTCAGTGTGAACTTTACGTTTAACATACGGAGAAGCATCACGTAAATAATGACGATAATCATAAGACCAGTAGTAAGCAAGACCAACATAGTTAGATGTGCCAACAAAGTTTTTGTCTGAATGCCAAAGCAGCATATAGGCTTCATGTGGCATTGTGTTTAAGTTAATGTGCATGGGTTTTTTGTTTTGTTTGTAATTGTTTTGTAAAATTAGTAGTTTTTTGGATATGTTTAAGAATTTTTAGTTAAAACTTTGTTAAAGCTATATACAAGATTTTAGGATTTCTAAGCATAATTCTTCTGGTATTTTACTTCTCTCATAAGAACCTTTAAGACCTTGTGTGCCAGTTTTTGATCCTCTGGGTGCAGCTACATGACATGGGTCACCATTTTTACACATTGGTCTTGGAATCCACTTTGTGCTGTTTGTCCAAATATCTGTTGGTTTCATCCTTGTATCTCCATATTGACAATATGTAACGCCTTGTCTTGGAAGATCCGCCATTATAGGCATCTTTCTGAGCATACCTCTAGGGTTTTCTATAAAAAAATAGGTGGGGTTAAAATGCTCAATAATTTCAAGGGTTTTTTGCACCAGTTTAAGACCAAAGTCTGCTCTGGGGTTTTTGGGGATGTAATCATCGCCAATCTTAGTCCAGTTCTTGCCAATGGCAGCCACACTAAATGCAGTACATGGACAAGATGCCCAAATAATGTCTGGCTTAAAAGGGATTTTTGTTACGTCAAAATCCATAATGTCGGTAACATAATCGATGCCACCGAATTGCTCAATGTCGCTTGAGTAAACGTCAAAAGCAAGTCTATCAGCTACTTTGCCAATAGACCTGCTTCCTGCAAACAGTTCTAATACTTTCATTTATAGTTCTTTTATCATGTTGCTAATAGCTTCTATTAATTCATCTTTAGTGATAGGTGATTGACCTTCTTCATCAGTATCCCAGCTGCCATTCCAATCTAATGAATAAGCTAATTCCATTAACTCATCTCTGTTAAATTCATCTAAATTAACTTTAGTAAAGTCTATATTTTGAAAAATTTGCTCTGTAATAATATGAACTATATTTTCTTGTGCTTCATCAAGTTGATATTGTTGCATTGGCGAAATATCTCCACCATCAGTTTTATACTTTTCATGTAAAGCAGCGAAAATTGATTCGTTTGATGCTTCAATCATTTTAATAGCATCGATTTTGATTTGTGATTTAAGTGGTTTCATTTGTTTAGTTTGTTTGTATGATATAAAATTGTTCGTTGTACCAATGAATAAAAGTAACGTCTTCTCCATTGTACTTATTGTCTTGAATCCAAAGCTCTTCCTTCATGTAATCATTAGCATCATTGATTGATACTATGTCTGATTTTACAAAGGTTTTTTGCCCTTCTGATTTAGCGAACTCCTGTAACAATGGTTCTAGCTTTGTGATGTCATTGTCTGAAGTGTACTCACTTCGTTCAAGTAATAAGTGGAATTTTGTGTTCATGTTTTAGGTTTTTTGTTTGTATTAATGTTTAAAAATATATAAAAGTTTTTGTCCCACCAAATTTTTATAGGGTTTTTGTGGGTTTTTTGGGGAGTTTTTGCATAGGGTTTTTGGCAGGTTTTTGGCTGCAACTGCTTTTTAGTTGCACATTTAACTAGCTTTTGCCAATATACAAAAGGCAAAGCATAGCTAAAAGCCATTTTAAGGCACTTTTAAGGCTTAAATTTCGCTTATCTTATTTGGTTAGTATAGACATATCAACCGCAAAAAAAGTTGCTAAAAACGTCTTATTTTGCCAAATATTCGTTTTGCTTAATTTGGTTAATCTTTTCGCCTAATTGGTCGGTATTGTAAGATTGAAACGCTATACCTCCGCCAAATTGCTTATTATGGAATTTTCGGCCTCCTAATTGACGGGATAAATACAAAGCCCTGTCGTAATTGTCGGCTAATTGTAGGTAGTGAATAACATAACGAGGGTTCCCGTTGCTGTCATTGTTTACTCGTGTGAACATGTTAATAAAATTTGGTTTATACGGGTAAGCGGGGGAACTTACTCCGTTTCGCTGAATTTAACAGCTCATCAGTAAACCCTACAAAACAGCCACAATACTTTTTATTTCGGTCATGGGTATTTTATGACAGCCTACCGAAACGATATCGCCATCTATCCCGTTAAATGTGTATTTATCCACGTGCTGACCTTTTATAAGTTCGTTATTGATTAGACGTTGATAAGATGATAAAAACAAGTCTTTTGACATTTTTACTCCTCCGCTTGTTTCTACGTTCTCGGTTTCTTTATTGTACCTCAAAAGATAGTGCCCCAAATTGGCATAGATTGACGATATTTTAAACTGACGAAAAGCCTCAATTTTTTCCTTTGCGTCAATTAGTGCCTTTGCCTCCGCTTTCTTTTTGTTTTCCTCTTGTTTTATTTGCCATTGCTTAAACTCTTTTGACTCTTGATATTCAAAAAGCCAATTATTTAGTTCAGCGTATTTGTTTTGCAATGTTGGATAATCCCACAATAATTGACCTAAATCAAAAAATTTTACATATTTATTAAATACGTCAATGGCTATTTTTGTTTGACTTATGTAACCATTTTTTAATTTGGTTGCATATATTGTCTTTTGTTGGCTACCCTTTGCATATTCTAAATAACTTTTTAAGTTCTCTAAATGTGCGGTTGTTGATGTTTCAATATCATTAAAAAAACTTTGTACCTTGAAAAATTGAACATTTTCGGGTATTGAACGCCAAACGAGTGCCTGTTGTTTACTTGTTGAGTTAGAATAGTGTCTATCGTTAAAAAATACACACTTTTCCCCTTGTTTGTTGGTAATGTGTTGAGCCAATTTAAAATGATAGCCGTACGAATAAATACTATCATATTCAAAAAACATGTTTGAGCCTTTGCCATGTGTTTGAGTTTGGTTCGCCCAAACGTGTGTTAATTCGCTGTTGTTAAATTTTGTTTTCATTGTGTTTGTATTTTGTAGTGTTTAAATAGATGTTTTATAATTCCTCCCCGTTTGTTAAAAACATGATTGTTTCAAGTATTGAGTTTGTTTCCATGTCGTACAAATCCTCCTCCGCTTCATATATTAATTCCTCGTCGCTGTCCCTATCATATCTATACAATAAATGTATTTTATTTAAATCCTCTCCATTTTCGTTTAATTCGATTAAAAAGTCAAGTAGCTTTTTTGCTGTTAATGGTTTTTTTGTCATTGTGTTAAGTTTATAAGGTTTGTTAATGTGTTTTTAAAATTGTATTCCCTTGCTCGTTAATTATATCTATTTCGTCCATTTCTCTTAATGAGTCGTAAACATAGACAAAGTCGGTAAGGTTTTCGAATAGTTCGCCTTTGTGGTACATATCAATGGCTAATTTGTCGGCCTCCTCTTGTGTGGTTGCCTCAATTATTTTTATGCTAGATGTCCAAATTGTACAAAGTTGGTCAACTTGTACCTTAAATTCTTTTGTTTCTGTTTGTGTTTGTGTGTTTGTCATTGTGTTAAGGTTTATTTGTTTAGTTTGGTATTTTCTAAATAGGTTTCTATTTTATCTAATATGTAATTAAAATGCTCCTGTACAAAGTCGGTGTAAATCATATCACCATTTTCACAATGTTCCCAAATGGGTTGCGTTGTGTATTCGTAGGTATGCTGAATAAATAACTCGGCTAATTCACAGCTTAATTCATTAAGGTAAAATGTAGCCTTTGGCGTTGCGTCTAAATAGTTTTCCATTTTGTAAATGTTTAAGGGTTATTTGTATTTGGTTAATTCTTGCCATATTGTTTTGACAAGGGTTAAAAATAGAGTTCCAATAATTAGGTAAATGATAAATGAAATTAAACTCATGTTAGTTGATTTTAGTTAATAAATAATCGGTGAATACTTTAGCAATGTTACCTAATATCAAAGTAAATAAAGCTAAAGAGTAAAGCATTAAAAAGGTGTCAAGCTGTTGCATAATGTTTTGTTTATTGTTTTTAATAGATCATAAAGATATGTAAACAATTGTAAACAAATGTAAATAAATAAAAGTATTTTGTTAAAACTTTGTTAACGTTTATATTTAATTACTAAGTATTTTAGTAATGAATGTTAAATAACTAATTTAATATTCAATTTAATATACTATATTAATATAGTAAGTAATTAACTACTTAAGTACTTAGTAATTTAATTAGTAGGTTATATATTAATAGAATACTAAGCGGTATTTTTACTTTTGCTGTTTCAGTCCCTTTCCAATCATTAAATTATTCGTACTAACTTAGCAACCTAACCAACCAACAAACCAACCAATGAATAGGGGAGACAAACAGCATATAATATTTATTATGTTAAATAGCAACCCCCTACCCTATTTTTTAGCGTAGATAATAGGGGAGACCCCTTGTGCCCCCCAAAATTCTGATATAAAACAATGATTTTAACATTTTTAAACATTTGACACACCAAAAGGTATAATATGAACGCACAATTCAAAGAAATAGCTAAAGAGGCTTTTATCATAGCTTATAAGGAGAACTTCGGCAATATAACCATATCGTGTGAGGCTTCTGGAGTCGGTAGAACGCAGTATAAGACTTGGTTGAAGGATGACCCTGAGTTTGCTAAGAGATTGGCTGAAATCGAGCCTGAGGAGATAATGCTTGACTTTGGCGAACAAAAGCTGATGGAGAGGATTGCTAGGGGTGATACCTTAGCTACGATGTTCTTACTAAAGACTAGAGGCAAGAGAAGAGGATATATCGAAAAGACTGAGGTTGCTCATGAAGGAGATGTTGTTAAGCAGATTACAGTCAATGTCATTAAGCCAAATCAAATCGGAGATATTATGAA